TTATGAACATGATCTTGTAAAGGTGTGAAAACTAAAACGGCTGGAAGAAGTAGAACAATTAATGCTACTTCATCTTTCCAGGATCCTTTCATTTGATCCACGGCACTTTGCTCCCATGCAACTTTACCTGCAATTTGATCTTCTTTAAGTTTCTGTGTTGCCTTTATTGTTGTAAGTTTTAATTCTTGTTTTGCTTTTTTTGTATCTACAAAACCCTTGACGCCATCTGCGACGACGCCAAGTAAAGGTTTAGCAAGTAGTTGCCACATAAATTCTATATTGCTCCAATAATAATGATGACGATTATAGCTACAATACCAGCTTTAATCCAATCTTTCATACTCCAGTCGGACCATTCTTTCAAATGTGCCCATAGATCTTGTACTAGTTTCATACAAACCTCCTTTGTTGATAGGGTTTTATTACTTTACGCCTTTAAAAGCAACTTTTTTGATCTGAGCGTTGCTAGTCTGTCCTTTTGGACCTGCACCTTTGTTTTGTTTAACAATAAAAGGTGAATAAACTATCGCAGCATCAGAACCTACTTTCAAATTTGGAAATGGATTTTTTTGTTTTACCACTTCTACTTTTGTTTTTTTAAAGTTCATTATCTTGCCTTTCCATATCCACGTTGAGCTAATCTACCTGCTAGACCACCGTTTTTAAAACTTGTTTTAGTATTAATAATTGATCCTTCTCTAGAACCTTTTACCATACCGCCTTTTTTTAGAAAACCCATTTTGTTACGAACTTGTTTTGGTAACTTTGGTAACCCTTTATTATTTTTTGGTACTGGTTTTAAATTTTTTTTCATACTAATGAATTGTTTTATTATCTGACATATCTTTTAACGACTGTTCTACAACTTGTAAAGCCTGATAATCTTCCATTGTTACGTGCAGCAGGTCTTTTGCGACGATAGCAAGAGCCTCAAACATTACAAAGTTCTCATCTAATGAACAATTTTCATCAATAACAAGATCTCTTATTTTTATAATATAATTACTAAGTTGTTCTTCTTTTGTCACGTTTACCTGCCTTTTGTAGGGCTATAGCTATAGAAAGCCTTTGTTTAGCCTTCTTTTTACTAATCCCCTTTTTAGAAGCTAGAGTATTAATTGCCTTTTGTCTACTCTTACTTGTTTTAGCTTTATTTAATTCGCTAATGTTAGCAGATATTGTTTTACGGCTAGTTCCTTTTTTGAGAGGCATCTAATTTTTTAAGATTTATATTTGCTCTTAGTTGAGCAATGTCTTCAGCTGACTCAATTCTTGCTTGATCTGTTTTCTCTTTTTGTGCTAATTTTGCTTGATCTAAATTTAATTTTGCAAAATCATATTCAGCATCTTTTTGATCTCTCATCGCTCTTTGCTGTAATTCTTGTTGTTTTAATTGTATTACAGGATCAGGTTGACCTTGTCCTGACATCTGAGCTTGCTGTTGTTGTAGAGCAGCTAAAAGCTGTGCTTCGACTTGAGCAATTTGTGAAGTTTTTAATTCATCAATATTTTGGGCTTGTTCTCCCATTTGTTCTTCAGCTTGCATAACTTGTGAATCTACAGTTTCTCTTGCTTTAAGTGAAATGTGCTGCATGATATGTTTATTAATATCTAAAGCTATCATAGGTAAAGCTTGAACTACTGAAGACATACCAAAAAGTAAATGAGCCTGTATATGAGCATCATGGTTTTGTCCTTCGTATGCTTCAATCTTATCTTGATCTAACAAACGTTGATGCTCCATTGTTGGGCTCATAGGTTCTGGTTTATCCAGTTTCATAATTTTATCTATGTCTGAAACGCCTAAAGCTTCATACATTCTACGATAAGCTTCTTTGATGTTGTGTAATTGTGGCGCTGATGTGGCCATTTGTAATTGAGTTTGTGCCAATTGAATTCGTTGAGCCATACTAAACATATTAGGATCTGCTACAGGTATAATGTCAATTGCTTCATCAAAATCTGTAACTTTGATCGACCTATCTCCTCCAACTACCTGATATGGATAATCAGAAGGAAGATAAGTTTTGATCACATTGGCTAGAAGCTTAAACTCTTTTTTCATCGAATAATAAATCCGTTTATGAATTGAGCTCATTATTCTTGATCCTCTTTCAAGTAAGGCAATTGTTGTACCTACAGGCGCGCCTTGATTTGCATCACCGACTTGCATGTCAGCAATTTGTGCAAATCGTTGGCCTGCTTGCACCACAAAACCTAGAAGAGCGAATAATGTTTGGGATGGTTCTTTGTAAGGTAATGGCATTAATCCATCACGTATTGCACCTCCTGGTGCATCTACATCTCTAAATTCACCAGGTTGTAAAGGGCTATCATCATCTCTAATTCTCAGTCCTCTCGCTTTAAACCCAGCAGGTAAATTTGATAAAGTTCCTGCGTCAAGCAATTGTCTAAGTGCTTGTGTTGCTGATCTTGATAGACCACCAATTAAATGTATTAAACCAAATCCATAAAAACCAAGCCCTTGTAAAAATTTGAAATGAACAAAGTATTGTGTTTTCTTAAAAAGTTTATCGCCTTCTTCAAAGTTTCTTCTAATTGATAGCACGTTACGCGACTCTTCATCAATAGTAACAATATAAGGAATTTTTATACCTGTCTTTTCTTCACCTTGTTTATCTTCGTATCCTATTAAATCTAAGTTCACGTGAAATTCTAATAGAGACATCATCATGCCTTCGCCGACTTGTTCCACACCTTCTAATTTATCTATCTTATCTTTTACTGCATAACTATTTTGTGAATTGTCATCGTAGGTTTTTAAATCTATATCTCTGTAAAATCCTGACACTTGTTTTTTACGAACTTCGTTTTCAGTCATACGAACAACATGTGTAATGCGCTCGCAACTTTCTAAATCTGTTGCTGTGTAAGGAACAACTAAATCTTCTGCGGGAATAAATTTTGACACAGCTCTTCCAAGACTTGCATCATAATATATTTTTTTAAATGTAGATCCTGATAGAGGTAAATAGAAAAGCATCTGATCAAGTTCAGGTGTGTACTCTTCCATCACATTTGTAATTTGATAATTCATAAAATCTTTTACGCGCTGTGACTGCTGATATTTTTCTGGCGTTTCGTCGCCCACGACATACGTTCGAACAGGACCTGATGCAGGCATCAATTCTTTGTAAGCGGAGGAACTGAATTGTGTGACTGCTTCTGCTAGTAGTGGATGTGTTACTCCACTTGCTCCCTGAAATGGTTGTGTTCTTTCATTATATTTAAATCCCAGTAAATCTAATCCTTGAGAATATGTTTTTTCCCATTCTTCACGGGACGATTTATCATTTTCATATTCACCCATAAGATCGGAAGAAATAATATTTAATTCACTTTCATCTATCTCTTCTGCTAAATTGCCTGAAAATTCTTGTAGCACGTCTCGCGGATCGTCGGTGACGGTAACCTCTTCTGAAACAATTTCAATTTCTACAGGTTCCTCATTTTTTATTGCGTCCTCGATTGTCTCTCCGACAACGGCTTCTATTTTCTTTTCTATGTTATTTTCGGCCATACTTTTTTATAAATTATTAATATCAATTAATCCACCAAAATTAAACGAAGGTATAGGTATACGCCTTTTAATGAGGCCGCCATCTTTTTTCTTTTCAATTAAACTCTCTAAGAGTTTGACGACTTTGCTGCTTTCGAGGATGTTTTTGTAGCTTTCGTCTCTTGATTTTGAGACTGCTTGGATCGTTTTGATGAGACTGTTGAGATAGTCGATGTTGAACGTGGAAGACCTGTTATCTTCAAGAATTCCTGTGCTGATACTTCTTTGAAGGCCATTTATAATCTTTCTATAATCGTTTTTTTCTAAATAGTCACCTGACCAATAGACGTTTCTGTTATATACCATATCAGCTTTATCACCAAATACTTTTTCAAATCCTGATTTTATAAGGCTTCCTTCTGGAGCTTTATTATCAAAAGTGAGGAATTCTGCAACAAAACCTCCTGGTACGTTCTTAACATTAAAATCAAGTCCAAGCTCATTGTGCAACTTTTGAATCTGATCCTGTGAGTAATTTCCTTGATAGTATAGCATGCCCGTTCTATTTCGACCCTCAATTGGTGTATCAGATATAATAAAATTGCTGGCAGCCATTGCGTCTTGATTTAAGTGCTGACCTAACAAAGCTAGCACCTGCATTCGTTGGGGATCCGATAATTCAACAAATTTGTTTCCAACCTTTACTGTAAGGGGGACGACAACATTAAAATTTGCTTTACCATCATAGGTGCCTGCTCCAAGTTTCATTTTACTTATATCCACTTTTTGTCCAATTACAGCTGAGACAGCCATTTCCATAATGGAAGGCTCTTTTCCTCTTTTTGTAATAAGTTTGCTAAGATTAGATCGATGAACTAAATTGATTTGATTCATTAGCGTTTTATCATCACTAAAATTATTTATAAGCTGTTCAATTTTTTTACCATCTTCCGTTAAAAAACTTCCTACCTCTATTGTTGCTTTGACCGCCTCTTTGTAGGGAACCTGTGTTGCTTGTAGCTTTTCCACGAAGCGTGAATCAAGTATTTCTATTGGATCCAATTTATTATTTCTAAATTTAAATCCTTTTTCCTGAAGATCTGCGATAAGCTCGTTTCCCATATCTTCGTAGTTTGTTGATCCTCCTCGACTCTCTGACCATAATAAAGCCTGAAGCTGGTAGGGTTGTAATTTTTGATCATCAGGTAAATTTTTGTTAACCTCAAAAGTCATTCTGTTAAGTGAGTTTGTAATTAAAGCATATAATTCTGGATTTGATGCAAGTGTCGTTGGATCTATTCCAAATATTCTAGCCATTTGTAAATCATTAACGGTATTTGGTTCGCGGTCCGTGAGTCCCGTAAAATATTTAAACGTATCAACATAATTACCAAACTTAGGTGTGTTGACTACCTGATCAGGTAATTTTAAAAATTTATCGAGTGACTGTTCTTGGCGAAAACCCATGCGAATAGGGCGGCCATTCTTATAATCAGAAAATACTCCAATAGCAATTTTAAGGTTTTCTTTAGGAGTTACACCACCAGACGTGATTGATAGTATATCAAAAAATTTATTCTTATCCTCATCCGAATATCCTTCTAAAAAATTATCAACCCACTGAGCGCCTTTCTCGTACCAGAATCTAGATGCTGCGTCTCCTTCAAGAGCGCGATTAACAAATTCTGCGTTAGGCATTTTAAAACCAAACTTCTCTGTTAACGCTTTCATGTCTATTTTAGTTTTACCGTCAAGCTCAGTAATTGATGATGTGCCTATTTGATTTAATAATTCATCATTAAAATCATAATCTATTTTTCCTGCTTCAATATTTGAATAGTCTATGCTTCTTAAATCTTTGTCCCCATAAATTTTAATTGGGTTTAAGGTTTCTATATATTGTTTAGTGTTTTTATCTTTAGCTAAAAATTCTTCTGCTTTTTTAAATTGTTTTTTAGCCTCTCTTTGAACAAGATCTTCAAATAGTGATTCAAAAATATTTTTTTGTGGGCCTTTGGGTTTTTTTGGAGGCTCATTATCTGGTTCGTCTCCTCTTGTCATTTCTGAAGAAGGCATTTTTTCCAAATCTTCTTCTTTAACATCTATAGGATCCTCGTCTTTTTTTGTTTCCAAAATAGATAAATCTGTTTTTCCAATTACTGGCGATGGACTATAGAAACTATCCTCAAATGTTTTAAAATTATCTTTGTATTGATCTGGAAATAATTGCTCTATGTCTACCAAATCATCAGAACTGTAACCAGATAGGTCTATGCCTTTATTCGATCTGAAATACTCAATAACAGCTGGTATGGTCAGTCCCATTCCCGCTGCAACAGTTGCTAATGGTATTAATGCTGCCTGAACTACCATTTAATAGTAAACATATTGTTTTGGTATAGATACACTGTCTTCATAATCGTCCTTTAATGATACAAAATTACCTTGTCGATACCTCATCAATGCTTGAGTCATAGTATCAACTAAATCATCATGCTCACCATAAGGAAAAGCTGCGCATTCTTCAATCATTTCTTCAGCAAACTGTTTTTCAGGGGCCCATACCATTCCACTTTCAAAAACAGGTGCAACAGAATTGACACGTGATACTTTATCGTTTCCTTTTGAAGGAGAGTAACCAACAACTGGAATTCCAACTTGTCTAAGTTCCTGAAGCAATGGCATTCCTGAAGCTTTTGCTTCTATGATAACAGTTTCAGGTTCCCAATATTTGTATTGTTCTAAAGCAACCTTCTTTAATTCTGGAAATTCTAAACGATCTTTTAGGCAATCAAGTAAAATAATATTATCTTTATATCCGTCGTTTGATTTAAATATACCCCATGTACTTATTGCAGAGAAATCGGCACTGTCTCTTTTAGAAAAAGCTGTGTCATAACTTTGTATCACATGTAGTAGATCTGGAATTTGATCTTTTTTCCATGTTTTCCACCATTCACGTTTTATTATTGCACCTTCTTCAGAGGTTGGCTTTTGTTGGTACTGAGCCTCCCAAGACATAACGGGTAAGTTAGCCTTAATTTTTTCTAATTCATCAAGTTTCCAATATTCTGGCCAAATAGGTTTACCACTTGGTAAGATTGCTGGAAACTCTATTACCTCCCATTGATCTGCTTTTACTTCTGCTTGCTGTTTCATTAGTCTACCTGTTAAATCTCTTTCAGACCATCTAGTCATAACAATTACAATAGCTGCTCCTGGTTGAAGTCTCTGTCTAGGTCCTGATAGATACCAATCAAATGCATTATCAAAACTTGTATCATTGATATTTTGTTCTGAATGAGGATCATCAATGATCAGTAAGTCTGCACCACGACCAGTAATAGCACCACCGATACCAGCACCAAAATATTCTCCTCCATGATTTGTCTCCCATCGTCCTGAAGCTTTAGAGTCTGCCTTCAAACTGACATTTTTATAAATTTTTCTAAAAACATTATCGTCCATTAAGTTTCTCATTTTTCTACCGAACCTGTATGATAGTTCTGCAGTGTGAGTAGCCTGTATAATTTTTGTTTTTGGTTTTTTACCCATCAACCAAGCTGGAAATAGGTAAGATGCAAATTCTGATTTAGTGTGCCTTGGAGGCATATTAACAATTAATCGTTTAAGTTTGCCTGATGCAATCTCTTCAAACTTTTTTGCAAGTATATTGTGGTGATATCCATCTATAAATTCTGGCCAAACCATTTTAACAAAGTGCATGAAACTGGATTGTGCTTTATTGCTATCGTCATGCATAGCAATTGCTAACATTAGCCTTAATTCTTCATCCGAATACTTTGAAAATTTATTATTATTGGTGGCCATAGGGACTCCTAGGGCCTTTTTACACTAAAAAAGGGGGTACCCCCTAGAAAAAAGTTGTCATATGAAATTTTGGTGGCTGAAAATTTAAAACATGCGCTTGCGTCCTCGCCCCTGCGCATACGGGACGATTTTCGGGGGTAAAGAATGGCGGTAAACGGCCATTTTTGTCAAAAAATGCAGGTACCCTAACGTTTTTTAGCGGTTCGCGACCAAGATATAAGTTACAATAATAATAATTATCGTAAGTTATCCTGATTTATGGCGCATTTCTGCGGGTATTTTGGGTCACAAACCGTTATTTTTTTTAAAAAACTCGATTATTCCTGACCAACTGACCGCGTTAGGCGGTTCGCGCACGCCTTTTTCTAATATTTTCTGCCATTTTGATGTCTCATACAGAATTTCACGCGCTCCGTGAATGGGTTTCGCATGTTCAGAGAAAACAATAATAAATGATTTTCTAGGAGTGATTGTAGATAGTTTAAGACACATAGAAATTTGATGAGGACTCAATGTAATTTTATTGGCCTTTGCAATTTTGCATTCAACAAATATCGTATCCATGTGTGGTGCAATCCCAATAAGATCTGGGAAACCTTGTTGTGTTGTTGTCTCAATCCTGAACCAATTATAAATTGTCACGTTTTTCTTTATTAATTTGACAAAGCTAGACTCTTTCATGCTAAAATAAGATATGGATCAAAACAAATATGTAGGGTTACACAAATGAAGATATTTATTCTTGTAATAAGTTTATGGGGATACAATGGATCTACTTGGGTTTACACTGGTAATCAATTAATACTACAAGAAAAATTTAATGAATTAAAACTTTGTGAAGAGATTGGACGTAAGTTTATGAAATTTGATATGAATAAATACTTTACTTTTAAAGTACAATGCATCGAAGACATTAACAAAGACATTTAATCTTCAATAAGTTTAGGTTCTTCTTTTACAGGTGTAACATCAATTATATTCTCTTCACCTTTAATACCTATTCCTTTATTCTGTAGCTCATTTAATTTTGCTACTAATTGTTCACGCGTAAGATTTTCAATTGCACTTTCCATTCTTATAGTCGGATCATACAATCCAGAAGCTTTACCTCTCAATGCTTCAGCATTAATTGATGCAGCATAATGTTTGTCTTCTTCAGCAATCTTACTGAGCTTATCAAGTCTAGCTAAATGCTTGTCCATATTAACAGCATACTTATCTTGCAATTCTTTTTTAAGATCATAGATTGCCTCTGCAACCAATGGATATTTATTTGGATCTTGTAATTCATAAGCAGATTTTCTTGCAATAGCATCCGAGTAACCAGCTTTTCTTGCAGACTCTGAAGCAGATTGTTGTCCAGTTAATGTATGATAACAAAATTCATGAACAAATCTTAGTTGCTTTGGAGTTAATTTTCTTGCTTTTCGACCATCTATTTTCATTTTAAACCTCTATAAAGCATAATTTCACACACATTTTATAACAAATTAATTAATAAATTTCTACTCACGTTATACTAAAACACATAAAAACTGCCATTTTTTTTTAAAAACCTTACATTGCTTACACTACCCTTACACTACTAGTGTAAGGAAATAATGACTGTTTTCTTTACTAAAACAACCACCTTACACTTGTTACACTTGTTTTGAGATAAACTGTTTACTGAACATAAACACGCGCCAAATTATGCTTTACAGCGACCCACGAAGCGCGAAACAAATTAAACAATACAATTAATATAATAAATGATACATAAAACATGCCTCATGGATCACAAACACAAAAAGGGATTTACATCTCATTTGTATGCAATTCAATATTTAACTAAGCTTGGATATTGGGTCTTCGATAATATTTCCAAACAAGGCCCTTGCGATCTTATGGCAATGAATGAAGAGGGTAATATTTTATTAGTCGATGTTAAATCAACAAGTAAAAGAAAATCAGGAACACATGCAGGTTACTACATAAAGCGCGCACCATCAGAACTACAAAAAAAGATTGGAATTCGTATATTAATGGTATCAGAAGACGGATCTTGTACCTTCGAAAAACCCCAGAAATTAGCCACAAAATAGATAAGTATTGCAGCTTATGTAATATAATGTAATAAAATAGTATAAATAAAGGAGAAAGAAATGAAAAGAAGAAAGAATAAAAAATTAAAAGTTTCGGTATCACTACCAAGACTATCTTCTGGAGAAATTGGACTTAGTAGTAAAGAGTCTTATGAAAAAATGGTTTCTGTTTATTTGGCTAGACTAAATATTTCTAAGAGATTACAAAATACTTTATCAATCAAAGTTCACATTAGAAGATCCGTTTTAAAAACAAATACTTTAGGTTCTTGCACTATTCCTTTGAATGGTTCTAAAGCATCTAAAAGTTTTAAAATTGTTTTATCATCTAAAAGATCATTCATTGATCAACTACAAACTCTTGCTCATGAGCTATGTCATGTTGCACAACAAGTGACTGGTAGATTACAGTGCAGAGTTTGGTCTACTGACAATCAAACTCACGTTAGATGGGAAGGTAAAGAGTTAGGTGTTTATCTTAAAGATGTTGCTTATGAAGATGCACCTTGGGAGCATGAGGCTACTAAGTTTGCAGAAGAGCAACGTAAGAACATTTTTAGAAAGTAAGGAGAAAGAAAATGAATATTGGAGAAATCAAACAAGTATACATACCGATTGTAAAAGTAACTTTTAGTTATACTTATGTCGATGATGATGAGATTAAAATAACAAATGCTGGAGAACATAAGTTTCCTATAAAAAAATTATTTGATGGATCAACTTACGATCTTTTTAAATATAATGGTACTGTTGCTGTTTATAAGAGAACAGAAAAAAAGAAGAATTATTATTTTGCATGGGGTATCTCTAATAGAGATAGTAAATATGATAAAAGTATTGGTGAGCAAGTTCATACTTATGAATGGGCCGAACCTGTAAAAATTTCTGGTGCTACTAGAGATTATATTGAAGATATTAGCCCTCTTAAAAAAGGTTTTGAAAACATAAACGCAAAATTATGGGATTATTATTCTTTTACTACTTTTAAACCTGATCTTTGGATTACTAAATTACATCAGTATCAAGATAGAATTCGTATTAAAGAAGAGCAGGACTATCAAAAGAAGCAGGAAAAGTATGCTAGAGAAAATCGTGCTAAGTGTGGTGCTTGTGAAAGATACATTGAACGATGGGATGAAGGCAATTGGGATGGCGTTATTTATGACCATGGTTTTCAGCAAGTAGGCCACCGTGCAGGCGTTTGCGTTGGTGCTAGATATCAACCTTGGGAAAAGTCCCCTGAAGGTAAAATTGCTTATATTAAAGATTTAGAGTCTCAAAAAGATTGGCTTCTTAATAACAAACCTGATGAAAAGCTTTTAGCTAAATTAAAAAAGTCTGTAGAGATATATGTTTCTTTTAAAAAAATGCTTAAAGAGTTGTATGAGGTTAATAAAAAAGAATATGAGGAAAGTGTAAGATATTTCGACAGAAGCGATGATGATTTTATTCGTTGGATAAGAATTTATCACAATGTAAATATTGAAATACAATATCCTGTAAATTATTTACATTCCCTTCATGTATGGAAAGAGACTCAACTTTCAGAATTATTAAATGTATGGCAGGCTAAAGTAGATTTGTTAACACATTTAATAATTAATGAGCAGGATAAAGTTGATAATTGGAAAGCACAACTAACACCAAAGGAGAAAAGAGATGCATCTAATTAACGACGATTGTCGTAACCACGTCTCACGTATCGCGGATCTTGATAACTGTTTAGTTATTTATGATCCGCCTTACGATCAGTGGGATCAAGTATTAAACATCACCAGCACGTCAAAAATAGCGTTTACATCACCACAAAGACGTCATGAAACAGAAAATATTTTAGGTAAGCCAAGAAATGAAATCGTATGGTTTTTTAAAGATGGTAGATGGGTCAGTAAAAATTTACCAAGGATCACACACAATTATATTTTTGTGTATGGTAAAACTGGTGATGCTGCAGTTGGGCCTGATCAAGAAATTAAAACAATGAAAAAAGGTAATACATCAATTGGTAAAGATAATTTGGGCCCAAGAATATTTACAACGAAACCACGTAAACATTTAAACAGTGTATTAGAATATCCGCGTAACATGAAGAACGGTTCATGGGGCAAGCCAGTTGGATTATTAAAAAATTTAATTGAATGGATTAAACCAGACATCGTTTACGATTTATATATGGGTACAGGTTCTGCAGCAAAAGCATGTCTTGAACTTAACATCCGTTATGTAGGAATTGAAAAAGATGTAGAGGTTTTCCAGAAAACACATGCGCAATTATCCGCAGAAAACAGCCGTTTATTTTAGGGCTTGCATTAATGTAATAAATCATTATATTATATTACATATTAATAAAGGAGAAAGAATAATGAAAACAGATATTATAAAAAATTATACCAAAATTAAAGGTCAGTTAGATTATAAGACAACTGACTTTTGTTTTAAAATAGTTGGTTTTGATGATGACACATTTAAATTACCTAATGGCAAAAATCATCCAACAGTAGTTTTTCAACAAAAAAAATCTCATACTAGGGGTTACTGTTATTATGTAGGAACAATTCTTAGATGCATTTTAAAAGATAAACATGGTCTATGTTTGTATTCTCATACTTATGATGGTCATGCTTCTATTGAACTAGATGATTTGAAAAAAAGTTTTTTATCTGCATGTAAAGAAATTTATTCAGATAAAGAAATTAAACAATTGATGAGAAACGTCGCATAAAGGAGAAAGAAATGAAAATAAATAAAATACAAAATCAATATGTAACTGGGGTTCAAAGACTTGATAATTCAGTCAACGGCAATCCTAAATATAAGTTTCTGTTTGAAGGTGGTGGTGTAGCAACCACTCCTTCTGATGCAGGATGGGTGTATGCTTTTAGTCAGCATACATTTTTTCAACAGTGGGTAGACATCACTTATCATGTCACCAAGTCAGGAAAAGCTATTCTTGATTCAATTGCTTTAAATAAGCAGGAGGAAAAATAAATATGAATAAAAGTTTTAGTAGAACTATTCGTAAATCTTTTGAATACGATAAATTTAAAAAGATCCGCGGTAATAGAGAGATTAATCCAAGACACGTTAAGTCTCTCAAGGAGGCCATGGTAAAAAACTATGTGCCAGTACCAGCAATTGTTAATGAACAATTTGCACTTGTTGATGGTCAACATAGACTTGAAGCATGTAGAGAACTAGAACTACCATTTTTTTATTACATTGTTAATGGTAGTGACATTAATGATGTTACATCAATTAATCGTAATAGAAAAAATTGGGGTTTCACTGAATGGATGAACCGATACGCAAGTAATAGTTACTTTGAGTACCAAGTTTATAAAACTTTTTTTGAACGTTGGGGATTTGATCATTGGAGCACAATATTTTTACTTTGCCGTACTAAAGGTTATCGTGGAAGAGGTAAGCTCAAGCAAAAGTTTGAAGATGGAACGTTAAAGATTGAGACGTTGGAACAAGGTAAAAGATGGGCCAAACGTATCATGGATCTCGAACCGTATTACGCGAACTTTCGTAGACGTGCATTGATCCAAGCGATGATAAGAGTATTTCATGATCGAAGATATGATCATAAATCATTTATTAAAAAGTTATCGCAGAACAGAGACATCATGTATGACTGCTCCACAGTCGGTCAATACTTACAACGTATTGATGATATCTTTAATAAAGGCAGCATGAAAAAAAATCGTGTAGACTTTTATCATATGTGGGGTGATCCTGATTCTATTTTTCAGGAGGCTGCTGCATGATTAAAAAGATATATAATTTTTTTAAAAAACCAAAAATTGATTTGATTAAGTTTCATATTGTTAGTAGTCAATACAATGGTGTAATTGGTTGGAAAGAAAATGATAATGAAACTTTATATCCCGCTTCTGGTGTGTATGCCACACCAGTTAGGGGAGAAGATACCTGGAAAAGAGAAGGAGAATTAAAATGATACAAACACATGTACCTCAACAAATAACAAAGGGGACAAGAAAGTTACTTGATCAAATTATTAAAGTAACAAAACTATCTAGACCTAAACAATTAGAAATGCTGGTTGAAGATTACTGGAGAATAGTTCAGGATGCGAAACAAGCTAATCGTAAAAAAACTTAGGGTCATCATTACGTATGGGCGCTAAGATTTTTCTTAGTGCCTGTAAACCTTCGGCAACCGTTTTGGCCCACTCTTCTTTCGAGTAAGACCTGTTATAAGACGGATCCCAAAATTTAACAACGACAAGACCACACTCTTCACATTCATTAACTTTCCTTACGGGACTGTTAGGTAACATGTTACCCCCTTCCGCTTGCTAATTATACGCGTAAATCAATTTTTTTCAAGAAAATGGTGAGGCGGGAGGAAATTAAGTGAATAAAATGCCTCACCGATTTATTCATTATCATATATTTTATAATTTTTAAAGCCTTCTGGATCTAAAGGTGGACCGTAGTAAAATGATGTAATTTCATCAGATATACCATCACTCCAAGTTTGTTTGTAGTGTTTTTTCTCATCTAAAGTGCCTTGTGAATCACAAACGCTGCATTGTTCTATTGCTGTCTCAGCCTCAAATCTAAGCCTTAAATAACCATTACCTTTGCAATTTGGACATATAACTATATCAGCCATTTTTTTAATTCCTCTGCCAGCACCGATGATGCTAGATTAATTTTGTTTCTAAGTGAATGAATTATCTTTTCATCCACAGTACCTTTACAGACAAGATCTACATAAGTAACTTTATTGTCAGTACCAATACGGTGATTTCTAGCTTCAGCCTGCTCACGTATCTCTAGATCATAATTATTAGAATAAAATACAGATAGACTTGCTTTTGTTAATGTTAAACCACGACCACCTGTCATTGGGTTACCAACAAAGTATTTTGTTTCAGGATCATTTTGAAATGCTTCAATACCTTTTTGTCTATCCTTTTCACTTGTATCACCATAAAAATCTACCACGGACCGCGGCCCATGTTGTTTAATTAATGTATCACGAATGAATTCAATATCATGACGGTAGGTTGCCCAAATGATCGCTTTACCACCATGCTCTTCTAGAATAGCTAGTAATTCTTTGATACGGTTATTTGACAATGAGACGACCCTACCATCGTCAGTTGCCATATGTCCACAAACAATTTGGTGTAGCCTTATCAATTGGGCAAGCACTGAGGTTGTAGTCAGTGTTCCTTTTTGGATTTGTACTAATGCCATTTTTTTCATTTGCATGTACGCATCCAATTGTTCTGTTGTTAAAGATACATTTCTCTTCATCCATATCTGTGATGGTAAATCTAATGCATCCTTCTTTAAAACTCTGTAAGAAAAAGTTTTTAATTTATAATTTAATTCATCTAAATTTTTATAATCAATTACTTTATTAAATGATCTACCACCGTAAGATAACCTTGTCATAACACAGTAACGCATTTTAAAAGTAAAAATAGAACTGAATCCTAAAAGATCAGGATTTAAAAAATTACATTGTGCATATAAATCTTCTGGAGATTTAGTAATAGGTGATCCAGTCATAATAACTCTATAACGTGACATCAAACCAAGTTTAGTTATTGCTTTAGTTCTAAGTGCTGATGGATTTTTTATTGTCGTGCTTTCATCAATTGTCATCATTGCTTGTCTTGTCATAAGAAATCTTCTAGCAAAATCTTTTCCACGAAGCGTGGCAAACGCATCAACATTCATAATTAAAATATTCAAATGAACTTTTGCAGGTTCTGTAATAAAGAGACTTTGTAATTCTTCTTCATGCTTCTTTGTCTTTTTACCTGTCCAAACAACAACATTTTTTTCCACATGTTCTGGACAATGTGTATTAATTTCATTGATCCAAGTGCCTTTAACACCGTTAGGACATATAACTAACAAACTATTTATGTAACCATTGTCATAAAGATATGCAGTAGAATCAATTAATACTTTGGTTTTACCACAACCCATTTCCATCAATAAAGCGTACTCTTTATTGCCTTTTATGAAATGATTTAACATTGCACCCATGGCAGCTAATTGGTGACGATACGGTTTCGTCTTAAAACTATATTGTAATTTCAGCATACTTTCTTTATTATTAGAACATCTATACAAAAAATATTTGCATGGATCAACAAATTACTCTAAAGGAGTAATTATACAGGAGATTGAATAATGGGCAAAGTTTACGTGATACAAGAAAACTCTAAGTTTAATATCATTTCTGCTAGGCAGTATGGTGAGCTTATCCCAATCTTTGAAGAGGGAAAACAAATAATGTTATCCCCAGCACCAGCAATACAAAAATTAAAATACATTTTAAGAGACTTTAATGATGATGATTTTTTATTATTGATTGGTGATCCTTCAATGATAGGATTAGCATGTGCAATCGCTGCTGATAAGAATCGAGGTAAATTTAAAGTTTTAAAATATGATCGTAGAACTTATGAATATTATCCGATTGATATAGATATTAATGAAAGGAATAAGAAAGATGACTGATAAAATCGATTTTACTAATTTCGTTGACGATAAAGAAGAGGTACAAATCTCTGAGGTCAATGATATCTCTGAAGCTTCTAATAAGTATTTAGAGACAGAAAGTGAAATTTTGGATCTTGAACAACAACTTAAAAGTAAAAAAGCTGAGCTAGAACAATTTGGTAATAATATTGTTGACCTAATGGAGTCTAGAGGCGTGCAAGAAATAAAATTAACTAATGGTGATGCAGTTTCCTACAAACCATTTTATGCGGCTTCCATATCGAAAGATAAACAATCAGAAGCGTTTAATTGGTTGAGGGATAATGGACATGGAGAACTTATTAAAAATACAGTCTCCGTGCAATTTGGTAAGGGTCAAGACGAAACGGCTACAGATTTAATTTTTAATCTGGAGCAACAAGGAATGTATCCTGATCAAAAACAAAAAGTCGAGCCAATGACTTTAAAGGCATTCGTTGCTGAGCAATTAGGCAAAGGCAACGCATTACCAATGGAAACATTTGGTGTTTATGTTGGTAATAAAGTTAAAATAAAAAAGGGTAAATAACGATGAACGATGTAACGAAAAAAAAGAAAAACGAAATAAGCACAAACGTTGTGGACTTTACTGCCCCAGAATTTGCTGGTGCAGGATTTGAAAACGTTGTTGCTAGTGAATTAGCAATTCCATTTTTAAAAATTGCTAGCTCACAAACTCCTGAGATTAAAAAAAGTAATCCTAAATTTGTTGATGGATTACAGGAGGGTCACATTTTCAATTCTGTAACAAAGGATTTTTATGAAGAGGTGATTGTTGTACCAAGTTTCTTCAGGGTTAGAGGAGTTGAATGGTATCCATTAGGCGAAGGCACTGGAGCACCAGTAAAACTTTATCGACCAGAAGATATTCCACCACTTGTGCGTGGAGCTGACGGGGAGGATCACTACATGATCGATGGCAAACCGTCACAAACCTATATTAATAAAACAGCTGAATATTTTGTTTTAATTGTAAAACCAGATGGCTCTACAGAAAGAGCTCAAATGGTAATGCAAAAGACTCAATATAAAAAAGCTAAATATTGGAATACCATGATGGCCAATCAAAAGATTGAAAGTAATGGTAAAATGTTGACGTTGCCGATGTTTGCTAATGCTTACTCTCTAAAAGGAGTGCATGAAGCAAATAAGAAAAACGATTGGTGGGGATGGAAGATAGACTTACACAAATCAGTAAACGATTATTCTAACGCTTCTTATATTGTTAACGAGGCAAATACATTTAAGGAGCTTGTAAAATCTGGTGAGATTGATCCAGCACCTGAGACACAGGATGATCCAGTTACTGAGATGAAATCTGTAAATCAAAGCCAAGACGATTTAGTTTTGGGATCTTCTTAACATGAGGGGGCTTCGGCCCCCTTTTCTTTTTTAATCAATGGATCAATGGACGCAAAAAAATATAAAGAAATATTTACTGGCCTCAATCGTGCAAGAGGTGCCTTTACCTTCGAAGAAGATAATCATATTGGTAAAAGCACAGGTGCATACCGTACAGTAAAAGAAGAACCACAAGTTAGTCACTATGAGACACATCTCAAAGGCAACTATCCTTCTTTGGGTATTGTTCCTATTAATGACGATAATATGTGTACTTGGGGTTGTATTGATGTGGATGAGTATCCACTGGACCATAAAAAAATTATCACAGACATACGTAAAAAAGAATTACCATTAATTGTTTGTCAGTCAAAATCACTTGGCGCTCACATATTTTTATTTTCAAAGACTCCTGCACCTGCAGCAACTTTTCAAAAAGTTTTAAAAAATTTATCTGCAACTCTTGGTTTTGCAGGAACAGAAATATTTCCAAAACAATCAAAACTAATAAGCACTGATGATGTAGGTAGTTGGTTGAACTTACCTTATTTTGGCGAAACACGATACGCGTTCCTTGATAATGGTGATGGTGCTTCATTAGAAGAGTTTTTTGATATGTATGACAGGTATGTGTGTGATGATATAGAAAAACTGTCACAACAAAAACAAAGCAAATCTAAAAAGTCAAAATTCAAATTTGATATGGCACCTCCATGTTTACGTATACTTGAATCTAAAGGTTATCCAGAAGGCACAAGAAATAATGGATTATTTAATGTGGGTGTATTTTACCGCAAAGCTTTTCCAAATGATTGGGAAACTTTACTGCAAAAATTTCATCAAAAATATATGCCTGATTTTCCTATGGAAGAGGTAATTAGAGAGAAGAAACAAATTTCATTAGATCAGGATGATGGTTCAATGAAATATTTTTATAGGTGTAATGACACGCCAGCTAAAAATCATTGCAACAAAGAGTTATGTGCAACAACAAAGTTTGGCATTAAAAAAGATCAAGTTAATTCTGAGTATCCGCAAATTACAGAACTACATATTTTAAACAGTGTACCTCCAGTTTATTATGTCTTTGCAGACAGCAATGGTAAAAGATTACGTACAAGAATTGATGATGAGGATCATTTGCTTTATGCAAAACCTTTTAGAAAAATTTTTAACAGAACTCATTTAATGAATTTTCCTAAGATTGCAGAAAAAGATTGGGATGCATTAATTGATTTTTTATACAAGAATAAAATCATTATTGACGCTCCAGAAGACGCGTCCACTGTTGCAGAGTTCTTAGATTACTTACAAGAGTTTTGTTTAATTAATGGTCGTGGATCTAAAAGCATGGATGAATTAAGTTTGGATCGTGCATACTATGATGAAGAAGCAGAAAAAATATACTTTAAATTAGAAACATTTCAACGTTGGTTACAGAATACAAAAAATTATAAAAAGAATAGAAACATATTAACAAGTTATTTAAAAGATGATGCAAAAGCAGAACCTGTATCTAAGCAGGTGCACAAGAAATCTACAAGATGTTGGGAACTAAATTTTTCTTTAGATGACAATAAAGTTGAAACAAATAGTTTAAAAATACAAAAGCCAGACGATAATGTCTTAGGCACTAGCAATGATGATGAGGAGATACCGTTTTGATTAATATAATATTAGGACCGCCAGGAACTGGTAAGACAACAAAATTATTAGAAATTTGTAAAGCAAAAAAAGAACAAGGAATATCTTGGGATAAAATTGGTTTCTTTTCTTTTTCTCAAAAAGCAGCATACGAAGCAAGAGATAGAGCAAGAGAAAAATTTCAAGCATCAAGAGAAGAGCTAGATAACTTTAGAACATTACATAGTTTTTCATATAGAAACCTTCCTATTGATGATCACAATTTATTTAAGAAAAAAAATTGGAGAGAGTTATCATCTATGATTGGTTGGGATCTTAATTTTGATGAATCAGAAGAAAGTATTTTTACAAACACAAATCATAAATTTGTAAATTTAATTAATTTATCAAGACTTAAAAATACTGAATTAATTAATGAGTGGCGCGCAAGTGATGATAGAACTATGTCTTGGGCAAGATTAGAGTTTCTTAACGACACAATTAATAAATTTAAAAGTGAGAATGATTTATTTGATTATACAGACATGATTGTTCATTATACAAATGATCCTCATGTAAAAAATTTTGATGTTTTATTTATTGATGAGGCTCAGGATATGCCGACAATACAATTTGAAATGATTAATAAATTAATTAAGAATTCAAAAGAAACATATATTGCAGGCGATGATGATCAAGCAATCTTTCGTTGGATGGGTGCTGATGTAGATAGGTTTATTGCTCTTGAAGGCAATGTGCAGGTGTTGGATAAGTCTTATAGATGTCCAGAAAGAATTTTTAAATTAGCAAATTTTATTATTACTAAAATTAAAAATAGAAGAAATAAAGAATGGTCACCTAAAAAAGAACAAGGAACTGTTAAAAGAGTAACACATTTACAACACATAGATTTATCAGAAGGCAACTGGTTGTTGCTTGGTAGAACAAAAAAAATAAGAAACGAAATGATTGAGGCACACTTAAAAAGTCTTGGTATGTGGTATGGAAGAGGTGAACATAGACCTGTTTCTAGAAGCATTTTAAACGCAATTGACGCTTGGAATAGATTACAAAATGATATGACAGTGTCTTACAGCGATGTTCAAAGCATTTATAATCAAATAATTGCTAAAGGTAGACTTAAAAGAGGCGCAAAAACCTTCACAGACGAAGATAAAGAAAAAATTTACTCTCTTGATACACTTAAAAAGGATCATGGTTTACTAGTAGATGGTGAGTGGTATCAAGTAATGAATAAAATATCTGATTATGATGTTGCTTACATAAGAAGATTAATTGATATGGGTGAAAATTTACAAAAAGAACCAAGAATTAAAACATCAACAATACATCAAGCTAAAGGCGGTGAATGTGATAATGTTGTTGTATTAACTGATGTAGGTAAATTAGTTTATAAATCTTACATTAGAAACCCTGATGATGAGCATCGGGTGTTTTATGTTGCTGTTACAAGAGCAAAACATAATTTATTTATTGTTGAACCACAAACACAGAATTATTATTCAATGTATTCTGATTTTGATCATGAAGAAATCTAAAAACAAAATGAAAGATCATGAAGACTTTATAGATAAGTTAAATAAAGCGGCGGCTAAACATTTGGTAAAGTTAGGTGTTGAATCCGATTGGAAAGATACTTACAGAAGAATGTGTAACAGAAGAAAAAAAAGAGGTAACAAATGAATAATGTAACTCAAACAAGTTTTTTTAGACCAACATCAGAGTGGTCCCCTCCAAAAAACTTACCTGATCTAAGATCTGCAAAAGAAATTGCTTTTGACCTAGAAACATATGATCCTGAATTGAAAACTAAAGGTCCTGGTTGGACTACTAATAATGGGCATGTCATAGGTATTGCTGTTGCAGTAGATGGTTGGAAGGGTTACTACCCAATAAGGCACGAAAATGGTTTTAATTGGGATCGTACAAGAGTTTTATCTTGGATGAGAGACTTAATGAAGACGGATGCTAAAAAAATAGCTCACAATGCGATTTATGATATTGGATGGTTAAGTGCTGAAGGAGTTGATGTTAAAGGTCCTATTATTGATACAATGTTAACAGCAACAATTCTAAATGAAAATAAATTTTCTTATGCATTAAATAGTGTTGGAAAAGATATTTTGAGTGAGGTTAAAGATGAATCAAAACTTAATCAAGCTGCAGCTGATTTTGGGGTAAACCCAAAAAATGAAATGTATAAATTACCAGCAATATATGTCGGCGATTATGCAGAGCAAGATGCAGACTTAACTTTACGACTATATCAGGCTATGCGTCCTATGATTGAACAACAGAGCCTGCGTTCAATATTTAAATTAGAGATGGAGCTATTACCAATAATATTTGAAATGACAAAAAAGGGAGTGAGAGTAGATGAAGAGAGAGCAAAGAGTCTTAAAAAAAGTTTTAAGAATACAGAAAAGAAGGTACTTGATAGCATATTGGAAGATGTGGGTTTCGCAGTTGATATTTGGACTCCAAACTCGGTTGCAAAAGCTTTTGATAAACTTAAAATAAAATATCCAAGAACTGAGATTGCAGATGCACCAAGTTTTACAAAAGAATTCTTAACAAATCATAAGCACCCAATTGCTCAAAAAATTGTTAAAGCAAGAGAGTACAATAAAATGCAAACAACATTTATTGATACTATTTCAAAGTTTGCTTACAAATCAAGAATACATGCTAACATACATCAATTAAGAGATGGCACTGCTGGAACTATTACAGGAAGATTTAGTTATAGTAACCCAAACTTACAACAATTACCTTCTAGAAATAAAGAAATTAAAAAACAAATAAGAGGATTGTTTTTACCTGAAGAAGGTGCTGTATGGGGATCATTTGATTATAGTCAGCAAGAACCACGGATCGCGTCACACTATGCTTTTAACCTAGGCTGTGATGGGGCAGAAAACGTCGTAAACATATACAACAAAGATCCTAATGCGGACTTTCATAATATCGTTGCACAAATTGCAAACATTGAAAGAGATCAAGCAAAAACAATTAATCTTGGTTTATTTTACGGGATGGGTGTAAAAAAATTAGCGGATGAATTAAAAGTTGATAGAGATTTAGCAAAACAAATTTTGAATGAGTATAATAAGAATGTTCCATTTGTAAAAGATTTATCACAAAGGGTTTCAAATTATGCAAATGAAAATGGATTTGTATCTACAATAAAAGGAAGAAAATGTAGATTTGAATTATGGGAACCTACAACATTTGGAACTTACAAAGCTTTACCAAAATTACAAGCTAAAGAAGCTTATGGTAAACATCATCATTTACAAAGAGCTGGAACTTACAAAGCACTTAATAGATTAATACAAGGTTCAGCTGCAGATCAAACAAAGCAAGCTATGATTGATTTATATAAAGAAGGTTTCTTACCTTTAATACAAATACATGATGAACTAACTTTAAGTTTTGATGGGACAGATAAAACAAAAAATTTGATTATGGATACAATGAAAAATTGTGTGGAATTAAAAGTTCCAAGTAAAGTTGATTGTGATATGGGAAAATCTTGGGGAGACGCAGGTTAAATTTTTGGCTGTTTTCTGGGGTAAATTAGGTATGTGTTGATTAGTATGTAATATAATGTAATATGTAATCATAATAGAAAGGATACAGAATGAAGAAAGAATATCTATTAGAAAAAATCGGACCAGAATTTTTCTCTGCCATTTTTACAAAAGCAAATGGTGAAGAGAGAACTATTCTTGGTAAGCTACATGTTAAAGATCAAAAGTTTTTTGCTGGTGGTGAATTACTTGGTGACAGAAGTCATTTGTTAGAATGCATTGATGTTAACATATTAAAAAAAGTTGATGATCCAAAAAAATCTTGGAGATCAATACAATTAAATAACTTAATTAGCCTTAAAGTTAAAGGCGAAGAACTTGTTAAGAAAGGAGAAAGCAATGCCATTGCCGCTTAGAGACTTTGATTTTATTTTAAATTATAATGTTGCAGAACAAACTAATACTGAGGCAACTCAATTAGAATTTAATTTTGCACCTCAACCAGTTAAAACACCTTTTGATTCATTTGTGTTAGATGGACAAGAGGAACAAGAAGAGCAGGAGGATCAAGATAATGGATAAAGAATATTCAGATGAGTTGAAGCAATTAAATGCTTCAACTCGCCATTACAAACAACAATTAAAAGTAAAGCCTACTAAACTTTACTTTAGTAAAGAAGACAGTCATAGTATTGCAAGAAGAATGATTGCTAACAATGAAAAAAGAATAAAGGAGATAGAAAGCTATTATGAATAAATCTTGGATGAATGAATATGATACCGAGCTTGGTCTTTATAAATATAAAGGCAAGCAGGTTATTTGTAAAACTGAAGAAGAGAAAAAGAAGAAGGCTGAAAAATATCCAGCTACAGGTGCTATAGATCTCAGTAAGCCTCCTTCAAAATACTTTTACGTATTAACATGTGATACAGAAGAGTCTATTAATGCTGAAATTAAAAGAGATAAACAAATTAAAAATTCTTTTATTACAGAAAAGAAAACATCTCTTTCACCAAAACAAGAAAAGAAAAAACGTCAGCAAGATTTGATAGGTTTTTTATCTACACTTGTTAATATTGGTTTAAAGAAAAAACCATTGATAGCTAAGATGAGAGAACAGTTTCCGAAACTTAGTTCTTCTCAGATTTGTCGATTTGTAAATAATCAGTTGAAATTAAAAGTAATTACAATTGATACTAAATATAAAACTAAACCTGTTATTATCAAAGGTAAATATTGGAGGGCCCTATGATTGATTTGTTTGATTTAAAAAAAGGTGAGGCTAAATATTATGACGAGCCACAAACATTTTATGTGGTAAGAAATAATACTAACGTTCCGCGTATTACTATTAAAGAAACATATGCGGTGTGGCGAAGAAAAACTCAAAATAAAGTTTGGTTTCAATCAAAGTATGAGAAAGGAACAAGGTCATTTGATTTTAGTTATACAATAGATCAATTAGCAAATACTATTCCCGATGCTTTGATTATGTCTAAGCTATTTAAAATAGAAAGATCACAGGAAAATGTTGATAAGTTTAGAAAACAAGCTGACTTTCTTGAAGAAAAACTAAAAGACCCTAATAACTTTACGGCAAGTATTGATGAAAACTATTTAAAAAAATGGGGATCAAACTCTGTGAGGTTTGAAAAATTAGGTACTTAATTCTTACTTATCTTGTCTTCAACTAAGTAAGATATTTTGGTTTCAAGACGTATCAAACGCTCCTTTATTTCTGGTATGTCTTGAACCAAGATTTCCTCTAAACGATCCACCTTAGTTTCAAGAGCTGACACTGTTTGTGACATCATACCATAGACTGATCCAGCAGAAATTAAAATCATACTAATCCAAATTACATTTCTTAAATTAAGATCTTTTTCCATTATATTATCCTTGATCGATTAATTATTTGTTCAGGAGTTAAAGCATAAGAATTTAAATTTGCAAACATCATCTCAGGTTCTTTTTTTATTGTTTTAATTTTTTGAATATTAGTAGGAGCATTTTCAACAACATTTGCTCCAGTATAAATTTCTGCACCTGTAGGAGTGTTCGTCATTAACGGTTGCTGATTTGTATTAAAAGTTCCATATCTGTAAGCATTTAAAGCACGATCCGCGGCCGATAAACCAGCATTAGTGTTTGCAATTCCAACTGGTGGATCGTTTCTAGTGTCTTTTATTATTCCTTTGTTCATAAAAAAATCACTAACTTTACCTTTGCCTGCATCAAATAATCTTTGTACTGTTCCTATACCAGGAAGAAATTTTGAAACATTTCTTATTGTGGCACCACTGCTAAAAGGAAAAACCTGTTCATACATTGTGGGATTTGCATCGTAAAGACTCTTCATATACGTTGAATAATCAGCACTATTTAAATCCCCTCTTAACTTAGGTCTATTGGTTTGAGTGGCCCCTATATTCAAACCAAGAATTCCATCTCCTAAATTTCCAGTAAAGTCTGATCTTGAAACACTTTTTCCTTGTTGAAATTTTTCCAACATATTTCTTCTTTGAGCATCTGCAATTCTTTTTTGTTGAGCATCTGCAATTATTGCTTTTGGCGCTTGACTTGCGATAGCTAAAGATCGAGTATCCATTGAAGGATTACTTTTCATTTCTCTTATTTTATCTCTTTCTCTAATAATCTTTTCTAGATTTGATACATTACTTTTTTTGTACCCTTCAGCTTTGTATTGACCTCCGCCAGTTTGACCGCCTTTACCATCAGGCTTACTTGCTTGTTGGACAACTTTATTGCCTATTCTGACCTCTCCGTGATATCCTCCGTGTGGCATTACGCGACCATTTGTTTTGGTTTATTTTTATTCATCAAAGACGCTATCCCGCCTTCATTAGCTTCAAATAATGGTAAACCTACTTGATCCATTTGCATTAAAGTGTTTGGATTAATAACACCACTTGCTTGTTGAGGCATTTGCATGTTTGGATCTGGCATGGTTGGAACAACACTAGCCATTTGAAAATTTTCATCTGGAGTAGGAATATTAAAACTTGTTTGAACTACTGGTAATTCGTCTTCAATAACCGTATTATTACCCTCTAATCTTTCTTTAAGTTGTGTGTCTTGATCTATTATGGAAGGTATAGGCTCACTATCTACTCCTAAATTTAAACCATCTAGTAAATTGTTATAAAATTGATACTCAGTAGTGTTTTTATCAAAACTATCTCTCAAATCATTTAACATGTTAGAGACATCCAATTGTTGTTGCTCACCAGGATTTTCTTTTAGATGTAAATCAAAAACATCTTGTGTAACTCTCTGCCAAAACCTAGGTCCTAAAGGTAATTTTGTAAAAGGCACATTTGTTATTTTGCTTTGTCTTGCTGGATCAAAAACAATATTGGCTGCCTTTGCTAAATTAGGATTACCTAAAACTTTTGTTAATCCGTATCTTGAAATTAGTAAACCTAGTAAACCAGCAAACCCTGGACCTGCTCCTAAAACAGCTCCTCCTGCTACACCAGCTGAGCCAACTATGCCTCTTATAAAAGGCTGTAAGCCTTTAATTTGAGCTGATCTTTGAAGATAACTTGAAGGATCGCCTATTTTTATACCAGCTTCAAAAGCTCCATAATCAATAAAATTTTTTAAAAATTGTGGATCAATGCCCGCTTCTTTTAATAAAAATTTACCTCTTTCATCTAAATTTCTTACGTCAAAACCCAATGCTTTTGCAAGGGCGCCTGGATCAAATTTTAAAACTTTATCTTTAGACGCTTGAGAACCTATTCCTCCAATAGTTTGTTCAGCTACATCAAATTGACCCCTTGCGCTTTGAAACGCTTTGTCAACAAATTCTCTTGCTACACCTTTAAATACTTTATCTCCTAAAATTGTTTTTAAATCAAATAAAGTAGTAGGAGATTTAATTTTTAAAATTGAATCTAACATTAAATCAATGTCTTTTTTTGTAATGTCTAAGCCTGTGTCAAATATATTTTTTGTAAATACATTAAAAGAATTAGCTGCTGGGCTTTCAAACAGTGTTTTAAAATTTATAGTAAAATTATTAGCTGCTTTGTGAGCATTAATTAATTGATTAGCTAGTTCATCATCTGCTATTTTTGTAATATCAACACTACCAGGCATTATAGCATCATCAAGACCGACCTTTATTGTTTTAAGAATTTTAGCAAATTCTTTATTCATTTGTGTGCCTTGATTTACTATGTCATTGTAATAAGAGTTTAATTTACCATTCCATTGTCTCAATTGTTCGTAAGAAATATTACCACCTTGTTCGATAATACTTTTTTGTGTTTTATTAGCCCAATTAAAAAAATCTTTTACAGCAGTGTTGTTTGTTAACCTTTCCATATCGTTAACTCTAAACCAACCAGAATCTTTTAAATCATCAAAACTACGCATTACACCACGATTATCGGTCATTCCAACAAACTCACGTAAAGTTTTTCCCTGTCCAAGATCCATGATACTACCAAATAATTTATTTGCATTTAAAACGTTTGGGTCTGATAAACCTTTATGTAAATCGAAAGCTTGGTTCCAGAGTTGCGCTGATGTATTTTTCATAGATTTGAATTTTTGTACACCTGTGTTAAAAATTGAAATACCAAGCTCTGTATACTTACTTGTAGGAGCTATTTTAGCTAACATATTATCAAAAATATTATTAAGCTGTTTTAATCTTGCTCCTTTACTATTTCTTAATCCGCCACCTATAAAAGGTAAAATACCAAGAGGTTTTAAAACAAGTGATCCAATTTTAGATTGAGCAGCAATATCAAGTTCAATACCTAAACTTTGAGCTATTCTTCTAGCTTTTTGTATTGCTGGATCACTAAAATCTAAAGTAGCTCTAGCTAATTTTGGAACTACTTCTGGTATTAATAAACCAATAGATTCCCAAAATATTGCTTCTTTTGTATCTTGATTTAATTGTTTAAAATTTGGTTTATAATCTTCATTACCTGTAATTAAATATTGTGCAATATCATAAGCTTGTGCACCTGTTATTGATCCAAAAACACCGCCAAAAAATGCTTTTCCAAAAGCTCGGGTAATGTTTACAGGATTTGTTGGTAAATTTTTAAGATTTTTAATCTTAAACATATCTTTTAAACCTGGTAAACTTCCAAATGTACTACCAGCAATAAAGGCATCGTCTCTATCAATAAATATATCTAAACCTTCATACTGTGGCTCCATACCAAATTCTTTTAATAATTTATTTAAGTAAGTTTTATCGTATGCAGATTTAGATTTTTCAAATGCAGCAATGATTTCTTCATTTCCTGAGTTATAAATTTGTTGAATTGTTTCCTTATCAAATTGATAATCTTCACCTTTAAAAGCCTCAACAATTTTTTTAATTCTTTCCGCTTCTTGTTCAGTAGGTGTTTGACCCTCTATTTCTATTGGAAAAGGAATTCCATCTACCGTTATAATACCCATTTTATTGTTTATTAATTATCGCTTCTATTTCATCAAGCGTGTATGTTTTCTGATTTTGAAATCCTTCTGATCCTTCACCAGCATTATAATTTTTTATTTGATCAACCATTTCATTTAGTTGATCAATTTTAGGAGATAAAGCTTGTAGATCTATATTTTGATCGTCATCTGTTGTAACCAGTTTTAAATATTCTTGTAACAATCTGGCAACCTTCTCAGCAACAGCATCAACTTTACCTATTGCTACCTCCGATCCAAAAAACCCTGTTGGATCAATTTCTTTTAAACTAATAGCTTCTTGCGTTGTTGTAGGTTGTCTGGTTCCTTTGAAACTAGCTAAGTCTGCAATACCTCTTGCTATAGAGTTTTTAAGATTTTGTATTTCTTGAATTTCTTCCTTACTAAATGCACTTGATATTTTTCCTTGATCATCAATAAATTGATTTCCAAGATAAGCATTATCTATTTGATTAAACATTGTGAATAAGCCTTGAAAATTTTCTAAAATCATACCAGGAAACCCACCAATACCTGGATCATCGACAAGTATTTGTTTCATTCGTAATAATTCATTTAATGTAGCATTAGATCTAGCTATTAATTTATTAATATCATCTATTTCAGTTGTAGATTTTACACCCTCTTGTGAAATACCAATGTCGATATTTGAAGAATTTTCTCCTGAAGGCGGTGTTCCTTCGCTACGCTCCACAATACCACCTTCTGCTTTGTTTTCTTTGCCCGCATAAGTGACTGTTGAACCTTTTTTGCCCAAAAATTCTGTTAGATTATAATTAAATTGTAGTTCAGATCCTGGTGGATATAATTCATAAAGTTTGTTAAAATCAATTACTCTTGTTGTTTCAAGCCCGCCTTCGCCCATTGGGTTTCCTCTAGGTCCTGTTGGTGCATCTTTATACAAACCTAATAAAGCAGCAATAAATCTGTCTCTATCTTTATTTAAACCTGTAACAAAAGTTTTTTTGTCTTTAGTTTTTGCTGCTTGATTTTTTAATGACTGCAATTGTTGTTTTTGCGCTTGAGTTAGTGCAGCCATTGCTAATTGCGTTTTTAATTGACTTTGTTTTGCTCCTTCCTGCACTCCAATTTTATTTATATCTCCAATAAATCCCTTTAAACTATCGTCAGCTGTTTGACCTGATCCAAATTCTAGTAATCTATTAGCTGCTGCAAAATTTAAAGCAGCTTTAGATTGACTTGGATCAGATAATCTATTCATTAGAGACATATAGGTTGCATAATTATCTTCAAAATTTTGCTGTAGAGGAGACATCTCACCAGTGATAGGTGATCCAGTATTACGCATTACGACGTCTGTAGCACCAATACCAGCTGGTTGTGAAGGCATCATCATTTGTCCTTGATCCATTTGAGCTATACCTTCATTTGATGAAGTTGCGTCTAACATTTGCATAACTGGTTGAACTAAAACTAAAACAGATTCAGGTGTTTTATCGGCATCGGTTTCACCAACAACATCTGCTAATTCATCTCTTCTTTGTTCTTCTGTTTGTTCGTTACCTCTTATTGCATCCATTAACTCAACATAATCTGCAGACTCATCCACAGCTTTTTGTTGATTTTCACCTTCTTTCAATATTTCTGAAGCCATTCCCTCGTCGTCTTTAAAACCACTCATGATACCAACGTTTTCAGGATCAACTGTTTCGCCTTGCATAGGAGATCCTTGGTTTCTCATTTCAGGCATAAATTTTGTGCCATATACTTCATCCATTTCAAATTCTCTTTCTAATCGATCATGTGTTTTAAAATATTCTTCCATGCCGCCTATTCTATCAAAATACTTATTCACTAGCTTATCTCGAATTTTTCTATCTTTTTTATATTGCTCTTCGTCTCTTTCAGCAGGACTTTGCATTCTTTCTACAATAGCTATCATCGTTTCTATTTCGTCTTGAGTACCAAATGCCTGAATAAGTTTTAATTCTGCTTCTGGAACATAGTTTGGTCCTTCTAGTTTTACGTAATCTTCCATTGTAAACTGAGCAACTCCCTCATCACGATCAAATTGTTTTGATAAGTCACCAGCGCCTGATGCGAACTCCATTAGTCTATTAATTCTTTTTTCTCCAAATCTATCAGATTTTTCGCCTGAAACGGGAGATCCCTCTTGTCTGTTTCTAATACCCTCTACTTCGTTTTTAAAATTTTCAATACCGTCAATATAACTTTCACCTTCGTTTTGATAGTTACGTTCAATAAATGATTTAAATGATGGATCATCTGGATCATAGTAATCGCCGCCAATTATCAATCGACTTTCAGGATCACTACGACCAAAAGTAAAATAGTCTGAAATACTATCAAATATTTTACTTAAAAAACCTTGTTGTTGAGGCTGCTGTGCTTGTTGATTCATCGCTTGATCCGCTGTAAATTCATAAGGATCAAAACCTTTAGCAATATAATCTTCTACAGTAGTTTCACCAGATACGGGTGACCCAGTTTGCCTTCTTACTGGCATAGTTCTTTGAAACATTTGTCTATTCATCACACTCATTACACTACTCCATATCTTCTAAGACCGCCAACACCTAAAAACGCACCTAAACCTGTTCCAAGAGCCGCTTGAATTGGAGATGGTCCTCCGCCACCAGATCCCATTGTACTCATAACTTGTGAGGATGTCGGAGCTCCTTGTAAAATATCACCATAAAAACCTAATTGTTGATATGGCTGCATTATGGTCTGTAGCTGATTTTGTCTTGCAAGATCAAGACCAGATTGATTAAACTGTTGTTGTAACGCGCCAATACCTAATAAGTTTTGTATGTCTGATTGACCAAACTGTTGTGCTTGTTGTCCAAGATTTGCTTGTTGTGCTCCTAGTGCACCAATACCAAGTCCAATAGCTCTTTCTCTTTCTAATTGATTAAGCGCTGCTTGTTGTGCTTGTTGAAAATTTTGAAGATTTAAATTTGCTAGTGCAGAAGCTCTTGTATCCTGTTGTCCTTTTGCTAATTCTGCTTCAGCTACACCGAAACGCGATCCGCCGAACACGCCTCCTCTAACAGCATCACCTGCTAATTGATTTTGTTGCATCGCTGCTCTTTTATCTAACTCAGCTAAAGTAGTATCAATAACTTGTTGTTGAAAAGGATTTGAGTAAGCTGCTATTTGAGAACTAGTCGGAGCTCCAGTAGCGGCCGATAATAAATTAGTTGCTGCGTCAGTTGATAATGACGCTTTTTGTAAAAAAGGTTCGTAAGCACCGATACCTGTTAAAGCATTTTGAAAAGCTAATTGTTGTGTTGGTGTAAATGCTGCTTGTTGAAAATCAGGAAGAGTATAGCCTTTTTCTGTTAAAGCTTTTGCCGTATCAATTAAACCTAGTTTTCTAGCTTCAATATCTGGGGCTTCTCTATTTATATACTCTGTCGTAGACATTAATTAACTCCTCTTGATTGTGATGATAGTGTACCACCTTTTTCTAAATTTTTCATTGTTTGATACATACGTTTTGCACCTTCTCTTCTATCACCGCCTCCAGCATTTCTTACTGCTTTTGCTGTAAATACAAATTCACCATCGCTTAACATAGCAGGTATATCATCGCTTGTGCCAGTGCCTGGTCCGTTTATAGCACCATTTTTACGAGGGAAAAACTCTTTTGATCCATTTGCTAATTGAACTACACCGCCTTCAGCTGCTCTAATAAAATCATCTGGAAGTTCGTTTACAGGAAATCCTTGATAGTCTTGTAATGTATCATAATATACTGGTTTTACTCCTTGGCCTGCTACCTGAAACTCTTCAGGATTTTGATAATAAAAAGGGTTTAGTCTTGCTTCGTCCGCAGGAATATATTCTTGATTGTCTTGTGCAGCTTGATAAGCAGAATATCCTGCAAGTACAGGCAGTCCGTATTGTAATGAATTAGATAATAATGATGATTGAGGCTTTCCTGATAAAATATTTAAAGCTTGAGCATTTGAAATGCCATAAGAGTTAGCAAAATTATTTACTGCAGTCGGAGATAAATTTCCAGCGCCTTGTTCAAATAAAAAGTTTTCTCCACCTCTACCAGGAATTAAATTACCTATTCCAGAATAAAACCTTGATCCTAAATCGGGAGAAAGAAATTGTCCTGATAACATATTGCCTGATCCAGGTAGTCCCATAAAACCTTGAGCCGAAAGATTAGCTACATTTCCTCCAAAAAATCCTGCTCCTGCAAGATTACCAAGTCCCAAACCTAATGCAGCTGTTTTTAAAGCTCTGCTGCCTCCTTTACCTGCAACAAGTGATCCTATTCCACCACCAATTGCAGCTCCTGTTGGACCGCCTAACATAAAACCCACAGCCATACCTGCTGGTTCAGCAACTTTTTTTACAGTGTCTTTTACCTTTTTAAATATTTTACCAACAAAACCACCTATTCCGTATTGTGGTATAGTTTGTAAAAATTGTTCATCAATCATGCATAATCCTTATATAGCAACGGTTTTTTGTTGAAAAGCAAGATGGTAAATCTTGAGATAAATTACCTAATTAAACATTCAATTATAGGCAAATTTCTAGTAATGTGCAACCAGAAATGAGCTTTGATATATCTAGGGCACCTATGGTTCGTATCACGTGGCACGATGCGCGAGACACAGAAACTGGATGGGTACCAATAAAAGATATAATTACTGCCCCCTTAGCCGTGTGTCAAGAAGTAGGATGGTTGGTTGTTA